ATGTCGCTTGCTTCCAGTTCAATAGCAGTTCCAGTAGTCCCGTCCTTCTTTTCAAAGGTGCGAGGCTTTAGGTTGCCGGTAACGATTACGCGAGATCCCTTTGTAAGAGATTCTGCAGCGTTCTCAGCAAGGTTATTCCAGGCGCTAACGTCCATCCAGAGAGTATCTCCGTCAGTCCAAGTGCCATCGGCTTGCTTCTTTCTTTCAGTCACAGCGACGCGCAGTTTTACAAACGCAGCGCCTGACTTGGTAAAGCGTAGTTCTGGATCAGCGCCCAGATTTCCACTAATTGTTGTTGCCATTTCTTTCATCCCTCCCAGGAGTTGCGCATGAGACCTTCTGCATGCGCTTCTTTCGGATGTAGGGTGACCCAGCTATGACACGAATGACATAACGGGACACAGTTATCTTTATCTAAAATTGACCCACCTCTTGCGCGAGTCAACACCTCATGTACTTCTGTTGCTTCTGCTGAATTACAGCGCACACAGATAGCATCTTGTAGCATTTCTGCAACTAACTTACGGCGCGCTATGTATAGGCGAGCCATCTTCTTGGAACGTGGTCTCATAGTCGAGATCCTATCCACTTGCTTACATTTACGGTCACTGCATTTCCTAATAAGTGATAGCGCTTTGTATCAGAATGTTGGTCTGTCCAACCTTCAGGGAATCCCTGCAGCCTCTCGCACTCTAAAGGGGTTACCCTTCGTACTTGACCCACAGCTTTAATGAGCGAAAATACGTAAGCATCCTGAGTAGTCCCTCCGCGATGAGATAAACCGGCAATTATTGTAGGAAATACTTCACCCAAGGCGAGAACCTATCCACTCAATAACGTTTACAGTTACAGCATTTCCCATCTGCTTATAGCGCTGGGTGTCTGATTGTTCATCAGTCCAGCCATCAGGGAACCCTTGTAAGCGCTCACACTCGGTTGGAGTTAAGCGACGAACGCGCATTGGTTCAGCCAGTAAAGGCATATTATTTCCACCTGTTCCCATTCTTGCTTGCAAAGTGTTAATCACATCTCCCTGGATACGAATGTCAGCGACACGATTTCCATAAAAAATTATCAAAGTAGTAGTCCTAATGTCACCAAGGTCAAAAGTGTTAAGCGTATTAGTAAACTCCGATTCAACCCAAGTTTCATAATCGTCTACATTCTGCGCTCTACGAGATTTCGTGAACAGCATTGCGTTCCTGTAGCACAACTGGAAAACGATTCTTTTCAGGCATCATCTGTTGTTTTGCAATAACAGTGTCTAGTGTCTGACTTATCTGACTACCATCCCACCAGGATCCGTAAGCCATAGTGTCTCTAGCTCTTAAAGCATTAAGAGATGGCGCTACTTCTGAATCTGGGAAGTCGTAGAGTTCAAAGTTTCCTGCTCTTGCGCTACTTGTTCCAGCGCTGCGTTCAGCATCTCCGGTAACTTCTTGTCCCTCTTGGTCGCCCTTCTCAGAATCCCCTGTGCTGCTTTCGCGCTCAGAGAGTACCGTTCGGAAGGGTTCTGTTCCAACACTTGCGACAATGAAGACTCGACGACGGCGCTGGGCGACTCCGAAGAATTGCGAATTAAGAATACGCCACTCGATGTTGCTATACCCTGCGTCGGCCAACTCAGTGAGGAGGACTCCGAAATCGCGTCCCTTGTTGCTTGATAAAAGTCCTGGCACATTTTCCAAGAGAATTGTTTTGGCTTTGACGGCTTTTGCAAAAGCGAGTGCGTCGTAGAATAATCCACTTCGCTTGCCATCCAAGCCAGCCCGCTTTCCTGCGACACTAAGGTCTTGGCAAGGGAATCCTCCTGCGACGAGATCAACGTTTCCTGTAAGTCCAATTTCATCAGCCCAATCTATTGCTGTAGTTACATCATCATGCTTTGGCACATCTGGCCAATGTCTAGCAAGCACACTCTGGGCATGCTTATCAATTTCAACTTGACCAACGCAGGTGTGACCTGAGCGCTCTAAGCCCAGATCAAACCCACCTACACCGGCGAATAAACTAACGAACCGCACTTAGCACCAACTTGCAAGTTCCACATTCGTGCTTAGTGTGAACCCATCCGCCACATCCAGCACAGCGAGTGATCTTGTCGTCAAACATTATTTTCCCCATCCTGGTAACTTCCTGACCTCAATGCGGTCATAGGAACCTTCGTCTTTGTTAACAGTGATCCAGCGTACTGCTACACCTTCTTCAGTGAAGCCATTTACACCATCAAGGTGTACGCGAGCTTGCTCTTTGATCTTCTTGTTCTCAGCTTCTTGCTTGTTAGCCTCGAAGTAAGTGTGCGCTGCCGTTGCTAGTTCCCCAAGAATTGCTTCACCAGTTAATTCATCGGATCGGCAAGTTGAGTAGTAAGGGCAGAAGCGACGGCACATCTCACGTGGCCAGTCTTTAGATGCTTCTTCCTTGTTGACTACTGCATAGATAACATCGCTAACCCAGTCGTTGCAACTGGCAATAATTTCCTCATCGAAGCGCTGTTGGTAAACGAACGGCACATTGTTAGCGCCAGAACGATCTACATAACAAATGCGAACAATTGGATTAGGGCGCAGGATCTCTGCCTGCACTAATCCCAAAGCGTACAAATGAACCTGGCGTAAGTGTGCAAGATCTACACCAATGCGCCTACGATAGTTCAAGTCACCGACGGTCTTAAAGTCAGTTACAGAGTTTTCGAGAGGATCAATTTCATCAGCATGACCTACCATTACTGCACCATTTGGAAGTTCAATCTCAATAGCAACTTCATGCAAAAGGTGTGGATGAAGTTCCCCGCGAGACTTCTCCAATCCCTTATGGATAAAAGTTCCCATGATTGCTGCTGCGCTGGCATTACGGTCAGTCATTGGTGTACCGATTGTGATATGGCGCGCACGTTCACGGCACACCATATCTGACGGTCCAATTAAACCTGATACGGATTGTTGGGAACGCTCAGACTTGCCATCAGCATCTGCTAAATCAAGCCAAAAACGTTCCGCATACTCATTCGCTTCCATCGTCTACCGGCTTACCAAGAATGTTAACGCGCTTTAATTGTTGGGGTACTCCGCCTTGTGGCTTGGATGGTTCAGCTTTGACGACTTCAGGTTTGGATTCTTCTTCTCGACTCTCCTCAGCATCCAGCACCGCACGAACGACAGAACCCGTACCGCCGTTATTGTAAAGAGATAAGCCAAATTGATCGCCCAAATTGATGGCACACCGTTTGAAAGCCTGGCTCTCAGCAGTTTTGATCGCCATGTCGTGAGCGTCAGCTCGGCTAGGATTATTCTGCGAATCACCGACAGCGGCTTCGGTATAAACTGCATCTTCCATTCCTCCAGTAAAAATTGTTAGACGCATAGTTGCGCGGTAGGCAACAGTCCATCTAGTCTTGCCATCTTTTTCAATGCTGGTTTCAAAGATTGGTTCCATGTCAACCAGTTCAGCGCTCCAGTTAGCAAATCCAAAAATACGGATTAAGTGAGCGCGTACATCCCAGGCTTCTAAGTGAGCAAACCCCTTACCATCTTTACCAACTCGACTAGGGTTAATCCCCTTTAATAGTTGGTCTGTCTGATTCTTTCTTAGACTCATGTAAGAATCTCCATCTCCTCGTTGATTGACCCGTAGGCCATGTTTAGCGCTGTTAACGCTGCTTGCCGGTCTATTGTTCCCAGCTCAAAGATCAACTGTTCTACAGTGACCCTTGGTAGCACGTAATCTCCGAACAACGTGCGAATGAAGTTAAACAACAGTTGCTGTTCGTCTAACTCGAAATAATGCCCTTCAGCCCTGTATTCACTGGACGAAACGCGATCAGGATCTATCTCACCAAAGAGACTAGATACCCTTAGTAATTGATTAACTGCGGTAGTAACACGATAGTTACCCATACTCTACTCCTTCCCCTTACGGGGTTCCATGGGTCTAACCATACACGTTGCCACTGACATGTCAATTAGCGTAGTGGGGTGTGTCGCCACTAGGATAAGGCTATGAACGTTACAGAGTACCTCCAAATAGATGATCCCCTAGAGCGCCTAGCTGCGCTGAGTGAAGAAATCCGCATACGCCAAGAAGAAGTACGGGAACTTTCAAAGATCCGCGCTGCCGCTGTGTGCGAGGCATACGAACAGAAACACCGCCCAGCAGTGATAGCCAAGGCAGGCGGATTCAATGAGTCACGCATGCGCCAGATCCTTGTCCAGGCTAAACACCAAAAGAGCTACGACTGGTCAGAGAACTCCAAGGCAACCCAATTTAAAAAGCCAGCAGAATACTAAAAGCAGAACGCCCCACCGAAGTGAGGCGTTCTTTAGCCCACAAGTCTTGGGGAAACTTTAGTTCTAGCCCTAGTGGGGTTTGTTTTAGTTTACAGGCTTAATCGTCGTTGTCGCGCAAAGGAATGGTCAGTAACCATACAACCAGTCCACCGACAATAATGTAGCCAGTGATTAGCTGGGCTGACCCAGTTAATGTTGCATACGCTATTAGTAAGCCGACAAAGGTATAGGTTTCCCCTGTGATTTCACGTAGGTATTTCTTTATCCACTTAATCATTTGATCCTCCTAACTTGCGCTACTTGAGTCACAATCACTGCTGCAACTACGGTATTTTGGGAAATCTCTCGTTCTTCTTCGGTCATGTCAGCGCCTACGTGTCTAAGTGCTTTAAGCGCTTTTCCTGGATCGCTAAAGATTGTGGATAACAATTCAGCTGGGGTATTAAAGATCTCGATAGCATCAGCAACTTCAGCGGTAAGAATGACACCGTTTTCCAATGTGACCGGTGTGTCTGGAGGTAAGTCTGAGTAGTCAAGGCCAGATGCTATAAAGTCTTCATAAGTTAAAACTTGTACAGGTTCAGTAACGTTAGGCGTTACTACTGGAGTAGGAGATGGTGATTCACTTTGAGTAGGTTCAGGTATTGGCGTTGGCTCTGGGTCCAGCGTTGGTTCAACGCTTTCGACTGGATTAGGGCTAAAACTTGGCACAGGTTCTAAGGTTGGCTCAGGAGGCGCTGTAAGCGATTCTGACGGACTTGGGGTAGGAGTTGGCTCTGGCGTTGGCGTTGGTTCTAAAGTTGGCTCTGGAGTCGGCGTAGGACTTGGAATTTCTGTGGGACTAGGCAAAATCGTTGGTTCTGGTGTTGGCTCTGGGATTGGTGTTTCAGATGGGACTACTGGTGGATCTGTGAAAGATGATGGAGTTGGGGCAGGTGTTACTTCAATGGGAATACCTCCATCACCAACATCAAAGGCAGCTTCAATAGTTACTACTGGCTCACCTTGAGCAAAACGGATACCGCGACGTAAGTTTTCTGGTGTCCAGCCAAAAGTAGTTATCTCCCCATGCCAGGTTCCGCTTGGGTACTTGTTGATAACCAATCGGATCTGAGTTAGTTCACCCGTTGATTGTGGGAATGGACGAACGCTCCACTCAGCGCAAAACGTGTTTTCAGTAGAGCCAAATGAAAGATAAGCGCCTTGACCAAAAGTAACCCAGTCATAACCTGCAACAGATACTGACGGCGTTTGCGGGTAATCCCAGTAGGTGCCGTCTGGGTTACCAAAAGTAAGCGTTCCATTAGTTGAAACATAAACATTCTCGTACTCGGTTGTACCTAACTTAAGTGTGTAAGGAAGATTGGCGGCGAACGCGCTATCGTCGTCACCGGTATAGGTGTAAGTGTTACAGATTACTTGAGCTGAGGCTGGGGAAGTTATTGCAAAGATTCCAACCATCAAGGCAACCATGCCAAGCCGGAATACTTTTTTCACTAAGGTTGCCACCACTTAAACTGGCGCTGATCTGAATAGCATTTACCGCCTACAACTTTGTATTGTGCAACTATCGGATACTTAGTTTTTGATTCCCACCACATCGAACCTTGCCAGTCGCGTGTTGTGTTCTTGTTAAATGAGAACGTAGTTGTACCTGTGGTGTTTTTCTTTCCGTTTGGCAATAGACGAGCAATGCGAATCTTTACATACTTAGGTCGCTTAGTGCAGTTAATGTGCAACTGTGCAAAAAATAAGGAACGATCCCCACCTAATACAAAAGGCTCACAGCCACCGAAGTTTTGCCATTTACCAGTAACTCGCTGATCTTTTTCAGACTTGCATAAACCAGACTTTTTCGCCATTGAAACAACGTAAGGCTCAACAGCGCTAGCTTGAACTTGTGACCCAAAGAGAAATAAAAACGCTATCACGCAGGTCGCGATACGCCCGCGCATTACTTCTTTTTTACAACAGGTGCAACAACTTTGGCTTTTACTTTTTTAGCAACTGAAGCCTTTTTAGTTCCAATAAATTTTGCTGGATCTAGATCTGTGCCAGCGCTCCATCTGATGTTATTTCGAAATTCTGCGTGAAGATGGGGACCAGTGCTATTTCCTGTATTACCAGATTTTGCAATGACCTGCCCCTCAGAAACTTTGTCGCCTGGCTTCACAAGAGTCTTTGAAAGGTGAGCATAAATGAACCAACCGCCATCAACTTTTTGGACCAACTGGGTGCCATATGCAGAACCCCAGGATGCGTTTTCAATTTTGCCATCAGCAACTGCCAAAACATCGGTACCAGTTGGAACTGCGTAGTCCACTCCTGTGTGGTAACCCTTGGACCAGTGCTTGCCTAGCTTCTTATAGGGCGTACTTGGAGTCTTGTTTGCAATTGGTGAACCCATTACTTCTTTTCCTTTTTCTTAGCGATCTCGGTAAACACAGCTTGAATTTCTTCATCATCTAGTTTTCCGTCTTTAATAAATCCAAGGGCAAGGGCAGCGGAGACGCTGAGTACAGCAGTGCCAGCAGCAAGAAGCGCAGCCTTCAATGGCTCAATTCCGGCGATAGATCCAACGGCGACAACAGCGCCAATTTCAACAATAACAAGGGCGATCATAAGTTTGGCGATTTTAATTACTTTGCTAGGCATGTCCTAATTTTACCACGCAAATAAAAAAGCCTCAGTTACCGTCTTCCCCTACGGTTTCTGAGGCTTTCTATGGTACTGACCCTATAGGTGTACTGAATCATTTGCAAGCGCTGTATATGCCACCGCATCAATCCAAGAATCTTCATGCGATGGTTCAATACTTGCTCTTACCAGTTTCAGTGCAGCCATCATAGCTTGTACCTGGAACGGCGGTATAGGTTCTCCAATCCCGATGATGGAAGCCCATGCCATCCCAATACGGCGAGCGGTCTCAGTTGCATCGCCATAAGTTTCTTGTCTTGCTCCGTTAATAAGTTCGTTTGCTGTTTCTAAAGTGTTAGCAGCTTTCTCGTACATTCCATCTCCTATACAACTTCCATGTCCGACCAGAAGCGCTTGTCGTGCTGTCCGACCAGCATAGTCAAAGTTCCAGGAGTTGACCATACCCCAGCCATGTCGAGATACCACTTGGACCCGCCATCAAGCGACGGACACTGCCAGCGCCACCAAGGTCCCATGTCTTCACCCTTAACGTGATGCTTGTGCGCTGTGAACCATAGGCGTGGTTCTACACCGTAGTCCCGCAACAAACGAATTGACTGCCCGCGCAACCAGTCCACTTCCTTGCCTTTAATCGTATGACCATGAGTAAACGCGCAAGGCACACCAGAAATGTCGTACTGCATTGACATTTCATCATGGGGAATAACCCAGCGATCTACGTGGTCGGTATCCGCGAAGATTCTCTCTAGGGTATTTGCTAAGAATCCATCAGCGCTGTCGGAGTCTGACGTTACTTGCTTACCCCCGCGACGCATCCATTCGCCGTGGTTTGATAGCACCGATAGAAATGTAGTGTGATCCGCTAACGGCGATAGTGTCTTAATGCCGGTAGTCCACAGATCCAGCGCTAGAAGTAATTGTTCGCGCTGAGTTAGTTCAACTGTAAATAGCTGAGAAGAATAGTTGCCATCGCAACCTTCAGTTGGATCACCCATGTTTGAGATAACTAATCCCTCAATGTTGCGACCCATCTTTTTAAGTTCTTTGATGCGCTTCTCGGTCTTCTCGAAAGACTCGTACACGCGGTCTACGGTTTCAGTAACACCGCTCTTGCCAAGTTGCCAGTCTGCCCAATGCACCACGAATGATGATGGTTCTCCAAGTCCAGTTCCTAGTGTCTTCCTGATTGGCTTCCAGCGCTCCACAGAAGCCCGTAGAGCGTCGAACTCGTCCTTGCTTATGCTCGCTTCGGTACGCCTCTTAAAGATCGCCTTGTAGCTGTACATCCAGACTGTATCGCGGTCACCATTCTCTAGGCGCTTTGACTGTTGCCACTTGGACATGCGTACCTTGTCACCTTCAACCTCAAATACGTCAGGATCTAGTCCAAAGGATTTCAGGATTGGCGACCAGTCTTCACCGATAGGTTCGGTCAATGGTCCGGTAGTAAACTCACCGCCATCTAGTCCGATCTCAGCGCGAGGTTTTTCTTGTTTTTCTAGGTCAATGTTATTTAACTTATCTTCAAGGCTCATTTAGTATCCATGTGGTTTTGTCGGTGTCGGTACACCGAATTTAGGGAAAGATCGTACCCTTCACTGCGCAGAATCTCAGCTAGTTGGCGATCAGTAATGCGGTTTATAGAATCGGTAGGAACGGACATTGCATCATTTAGAGCATTGCGTTCTTCTTCGGGTAGAGACTCAAGGACTTTGCACATCAGGCAACCCTTGCCAGATTTAACTGGTTTAACGTCTTGCAACTTATCTATAAGAGACATTCATCACCTCCAGTATTGGAATGTCATAAACACCCTAATACAGAAAGCGCTATTTACGCAGTAATGAAATAACTAAATCTAGTTGCGAATCAGTGTGATCTTGTCGGGCTTCCAATTTATCCAGTTTCCGCGCTACATCTGGGAGACTTAGGCCGCCATTACTAGAGGGGTGAATTGGGCGTGTCGCTTCTTTAATTTCTCTACGCAACGGGTTAAAAATAAAAAACCTACCTAATCCAGCAAGAGCGGTTACAAGTAAAAGTATAAATCCAATTACCTGAGAAGCCTGCCCAGCTACGTTTAGGATGTTCATTACGTTTTAATGATGAAGTTAACTACAGTGGATGGTTGTACTGCGGTTACAGCAGTTGGTGATGCAGTTCCGTAGTTACCAGATGTTGAATTAGCAACACTGTAATTTGGAACATTAACAGAGTGATTGTGCGCGCCTGCACTCAACGCAGCATCATTTTGAGTAGTTCCTCCAAATGCACCTGAACCTGCAGCAGTTGATGGACCAACATTGGCATCAGAATTATCGTGGTCATGCGAAGATGTTGTAACCTTACGAGTTTTAATATCGTGAGTGTGAGCGCCTTCGCCACCAGTAGTATTAAATGCAGCGTGGTCGTGACTAATGTTGTAAGTATGGTTGTGTTCTGGAATGTGGCTTGATGTAAGAGTTGTAGATTCAGAGCCAAGTTCTGCGCCAAGAGTCCGAGCAGTTAAACCAGTACCAGTGCCAGCACCCATAGGCACACGACCAAGTAGGTCTGGAACATTGAATGTAGTGGTTGTATCACCAGCACCATAGGCAGTACCAATAACTGCAAACAGTGAAGCATATGTTGTTCTGCTTACTGCAGTACCGTCACACATTAACCAACCAGTTGGAGCGGAAGAACCACCAAACATTGTCATAGAACCAACCGGAGTATTGGTTGTTACGGCTGTATTAGTAGTATTTAACTGTGTCTGAATTGCAGATGTAACACCATCAACATAGTTAAGTTCCGTAGCCGTTGCAGTAAGAACAACATTTTCATTTATTTTTGGCGAAGTTAATGTCTTGTTAGTTAATTCTTGAGTTTTTAAGGTGCCAACTACAACACCTTCTCCCGATGCGATGCCGTGAACACTTCTTGAATGTGAAGCATAACCAGTTGATTCAATGTGAGCATTAGCTTCATCAGCATCTGTAGCAGACCATGAAGGCCAAACACTAGCGCCACTAGCGTGGTTGCTTTCAGTGGTGCTTTCTTTTCCACGACCACTAGCGGCAACAGTAACCGATGTTCCAGATCGAGCGGAGCATAAAATGCGTTCTTCGTTTGATTCGCCACCGTCAATAGTTACCCAGAAAGGGTAGTCTGCGCCAGTAGGCCAGTTTGTATCACTAGCAATGGTAAAAGAAGTTCCACCAATGGCCAAACCACCACCAGTAAGTGTAGTAGGACGACCAGCTTTATACTCACGACGAGCCATTTAGAACCTCACAGAATCTCTCGAAGAACGGCAACGAATGTACCTTGAAAACCACTTACATTTGAGCGCTTTTCAGGAAGCCATTGATAATCGTCCATTACAACTGTATACGAAACTTCGCCTTCTTGAAAGGAGAAAGGTAATTGGCGCTTGTGTAAATTGCTCAAAAATTCAAAATCTGCGCCAGGATTGCCAGCCCAGTCACGATCAGCCACATTGATTGAGTCAAAAAGCATTACTGGAACTGAGAATTTACTGACGCGCTTAGGTGCTGGGTATGAACGAAGCATAAATCCAGTACAAGTTACGTTTGCACCAACAAGGGTAGAGGGAACAATGTCACCAAAAACAACACGAACTTCAAAGTTTCTACCGGTATGACCTAGGAAAAATTCTCCAGTATAAGTGGCTCCGGTTGTGGTAATAGCGCCAGAAGTAGCAAAGCCTTCTGAATCAGAAGCGTGTGCAAGTTTAAGAACATTGTCAGAAGCCAATGGTTCAAGACGGGCATCTAAGAACGCTGCGTACTTATTGTCAATAATTCCATGGGAAATCAAACCAGTATCTAAATTGGCTAGTGGAACCTTGGTAGTAGTTTCAGTAAAGATACCTTTTGCTTTAACTGCAAACACGCGCTTGTTGTCGTAAGTAACTACAGATAAAACATCACCAAGAATAGGATCAGCAGCTGTTGGAGTCGTCGCAGACGTTCTAAGCGCTGGCTTTCCAGCCATAAGATCCGATGCGTATGCAGGCGTTAGAGTTGAAGTAAACTCAGCAAGATCCATGCGACCAAGGCCGCTAGATACTGCATCATAATTACCCCAACCAAACCACACAAAGCGATCTTGTCCTTCAGAGCAGTAAACAGGTTGGTTAGTTTGGATAAGCCCGCCGATAGTGATGTATCCATTGGCATCAGTGTTAGCAAAACGAACACCCTTATTAGTTCCAATAATCAAGTAACCAAGGTAAGCATCTAGATGTAAAACTTTTTCATCGTCTGGAAGTTCGCCAGCAACAATTCCAGCGCCGAGTGCGGTTCCTTCTGCGGTAAGAGTTACCTTAAAGATTATTGACTTATCTCCGTTGTATCCAGCAAAATAATGGTAGCCACCAACGCCAGTAGCGCTAGTCCAGGTAAACCCAAGAGTGCTTCTATCAATAACATTGGTTACAGTTCCAGCGCCAGAAATAGTATGGACTTTACCATCGCTAGTAGATCCAAATAGTTTTCCTTTGTTAAACCAAATTCCAGTCCAAGTTCCTGCGGGTGGATTAGCAAATGTAGTTGCAGCCGTAGAAGAAGTATCTGTCTTCCAAATAGCGTCAGTGTGCGCTATCCAGACATTCTTACCGTCTGATGCAATTCCAGCAGGCGCATTAGCAGGAGTTCCAGTAACTGTAGTCCAAGCCCAAGCACCAGCATTAGTTCCAGAAGTGTAACGAGTTGTATTGCCGTTGTACCAATACAGTCGTGAACCGGCGACTACTAAGCCAATGTTTGCATCACCAACTGCGTTGTTATTGGCGGAAGTAGCAACACCACCAGAAGTGTAAGTATCTGACAAAGCATTAGTTACAGTAAATTGTGTAGCAGAAGCAGTGGCGACAGTAGCGTTTGTTAGGTTAAATCCAGAACCGGCAGTTCCACCAGTATTTCCAGTAGAAATTACTCCAGTTATAGTTACGATTTGACCATTGTAAAAATTATTTATAGCCGTATAAGTAATTGTTGTTCCATCACGAGTAGCGGCGGTAATAGTTGCTGTAGAAATGTTTTTTGCTTCAACATCATTAAGAGCTTTAAGTTCACCTTTATCCCAAACATTCATTCCTTTAGAAGCGCGGAAGCGGTAAGGATTAGAAGTTTCGCGGTCTGCGTGAGTCTGTCCAGCACCTGCATGCCAAGAGTCAAAAGATCTACGCCAAAAGATTTCAGGAGATACCGAAGATTCGCCAGCAGTTCTAGCGCTGTCTGCCTGAGTACGAAGCAACGCAACTGAATCACGACGGTAAAGATTTCCACCCATAGGGTTGTTTAGGTCTAGGTTGTAAGGCTTTCCATCAATGGCAATAGGAAAGATTGATGGTACAAGATCAGTAGATATTGATTCTGAAGTATTTAGCGCAGCACCAAAGTAAGCGCCTAGGCTTAGACCATAATTAGCGTAAACCATTACGCATCCTTAATGATCGGGTAAAAACCATCCAACCTTTGCGCCTCAGCGGTGATGCGTTGTTGACGTAACAATCGCAACGCATTTACGGATTGTGTAGAAGCGCCAGCAGAAACTTCAGTAGCACGACGGGAATCTCCTTGTGCCTCTACGAACGAACGCTTGATTTCGCGACCAGCCATAAGGGAAATAGCAGCGCCAATAGGAGGAATGTCCCACGCGCTAGATGGAAGTCCAGTGGCAATCTTAGTTGAGAATGAGTTTGATAGTTGGTTGAATCCCTTGCGGTAAGTTAAATGCAAGCGATCACCAGTAGCGCCAGCCCAAGTGTCATACAGGAATAAAGCCATTCCAGACTCAAATCCTTCTTGACCAGTTGGAGCGCCCTTAACTACGCGGAACTTGAAACTTGGAATACGAGTCCATTCCTTGAAGCTGCCTGGGTTCTCTACGCGAAGTTCAATAGGGGAAATCATGTTCGGCGCTAGGGATAAGTCGTAGCCAACTAAAGCTGAGTCATAGACAAGTTCAGTTGTACCAATTTGGAATAACCCACTGGCAGGAGAAGATAAATCGTTAATGTCTTCATTCAAAGCGCGCAAGATTTGAGCATCTGTAAAACGTGGAGCCACACGAACAACAGTCCCTGTTGGCCAATCTTGATCTGTAGTTCCATCCCATGAAGCCTGAACTACGGCAGTATTAAGAGTTGTACTTACTTCCCATACGTAGAAAGTGGAAGTTCCTACGCTAAGAATAGTTCCTGGACGGATACCAGCAATGTCAAAATCAAAGGACATAGTTCCAGATCCAGCGACATAGCCAGAGTTTAAGCGGTTTAATTGCTCCTGATGCCCAGACATGAGCCGGAATCGAGTTCCCTCAATCCAGTCTTGTGCGTTGGTCATGCGTTAGCCTCCTGAGCCTTGGGAGCGGTTACAGGCGCAAGCGCTGATCTTCCCGTTATGTCCTCTACAAAGTTTACCGCTTCTTGAACCTTTTTGCCTTGACCCCTGTATGCAGTGCCGCTCTCGATCTCAAACTGGGTCGTAGCGTCCCGTTCTAGGGCAGCAGCACCGTCGATACCCTTTGGTTGGTAACCCTGGTCTCTGAGGCGCTTATAGGCTGGCATGTCCCTGTCCCAGCGCTTTTCGCGAGCTTCAACTTCTTGGAACTTAGGGTTGCTATTTACAGCGCCAGCATTAAGTTGAACTGAGGAAACCTTGCACATAAAGCACCCCGCAACAAACTCTGGATGCACTTGCTGTTGATGAATTGTCATGTACCAACCGTATAGCCTGCGGCTTCCAAAATGGCAGCTTCCCCAGCAGTTATGTCATAGATATGTCCACCAAGGTAAATGGTTACAGCGTTTCCTGGATCATGGTTCTCAACCACAGTTCCATCGGCTTTTACGTAAAGGTTCTTGCCCTTGGGAGTACCGCGGTAATAACGAAACGGCGCTTCTTCTTTAGCCCAAGGGTATACCGGTGGGTTGTAGGCACCAATAGGCGGTTCAAATGTAGGCATTACTTTTTCTTCTTTCGAGCAGCAGCCATGTTGTCAATAAGATTTGGGTAAGGATGGCCAGCCTTTTTAGCCCGCGCCTTAGCGCTAGCCTTCTGCTTCGGTGTCAGCGCCTTTGACTTCATTTTAGGACTTGGCTTATCCCATACTTGCTTCTTCACCATTTCTCCTTATTAGCCCAGTAAGCTGCGCTCATCTTGCCCTTAGCAATGTTCTTGGCGTGACGGGCTTTGAAGGACTTCTGCCTAGCGGTAGGTTTCTTGTCGCCAGTAACGCCTTGCTGACCAAAGCGAATAGTCTTCACCTTGTCACCTTCTTTAGCCACAACTACATGCGACTTCTTAGGGTGACTCGGTGTACGCTTTGGCTTGTTGTAGCCAGAAACACCGGCACGTGTTAAACGTGGGTCCTTCTTGACTGCCATAATTACTTAACCTTTTTACCTTTACCTTTGCCTGGCTGTACAGGCTTCGGGTAAACTTTTTCACCTGGTTTTGGTCGCTTTGGTGGCTTTGGTGGATTTGGTAATTTTGGTGCTTTTGGATTTGATTTCATTGCCATGTTACTTAACCTTTTTTACTTGTACGAGTTTCTTGTATTCGTCGAACGAAAGACCAGCGGCTTCAGCTGCAGATCCTCGGAAGTCATTTAGCATCTTCTGTTCTAGTTCTCGAGCAGGAGTAGTGCTACCAATGTTTCCAATGGCTTTGCCAATCTTCTTGGCTTCTTTGACAATCTTCTCGCCTGGAGATTTAGGCTTTGGGCGAGCCATGTCTTTAGGAGCCTTGGTGCGTGGAGCAACCATAGGCGGTGGAGTTTTCTTTTTAGCAGCCATGATTACTTCTTCTTCGCTTTCTTTGTAACCATTTTTTTGCCAGACTTCTTTGCAGCAGCCTTAGCCATGGCCATACCTTTAGCGGTGTAAGGGAACTCTTTTTTTCCTACTTTTGGCATAATTACTTCTTGCCTTTCTTACCGTAGCCTGATGTTGCTGAACTGCCAATCT